CAGATATGCTGAATGTTTTTAAAGATGAAAATAATCGAAGGACAATATTGACTCTTAATCGAGAAAAAGGGTTTGATGATGTATCTGCGAAAATAATTAATGCAGCTCATTTAGATGAGAATATGGGTGTTAGGTCTCAAAAAATCTTTAATATGTGGATTGGACTTTCCAAACGATATGGCGAACGAAATTTATTGCGGTATTTGTTAAATGTCACTGCATCAGATATCAGGGATATCGTTAACATGTACAGTCAAATAAATGGTAAGTATATAGCTCAAGTTTGGAATACTGATTGCAAGTTAAAAGACTTCCATAATGTTGTAGTTAATGTTTACAACAAACAAGAGTACGGTGACGTAATTCTTCCGGAAATTCCTCAGCTACAAGCTGATGTAAACGGAATGCACTTTATGGTCCCAAGAACTGCCGCTGATTTAATGACTGTAGGTAAACGGTTAAAAAATTGCGTTGGATCATACCGAGATAGAGTCATGAAAGGGACTACTGCAATAGTGGTGGTCACTGACGATGCAATGAAGCCAATCGCATGCCTAGAATTGGATAATAAAGGTAAGAAGAAAGGTCGTCAAATGTTCGACTTAGTACAGGCGAAGCTCTTCGCTAATGAAGAACTAAAAAAGAATGCTCAAATTAATTCGACGGTGATGCAATGGGCCAATCAATTACAGATTGAGCCGCACACCATCGATGTGGATGCCACTGTTGTATAGGAGAAGAACATGAAACTAAAAAAATTAGAATTGCTCAACTTTAAAGGATTAACTTCCTTTACGTTAGATTTAAACGGTGATGTTGTAATACGTGGTGATAATGCTACCGGTAAAACGACTGTATTTGACTCTGTGTGTTGGTTACTATTTGGCAAAGATAGCCTAGATAGGGCTGATTTTGAAATCAAAACATTGGATGGGGGCGAACCTATCCATAAAGTTAATCATGAAGTAACAGGAACCTTTACTTTGGACGAAGGGGGCACAGTTGAACTTAAGCGTGTATATCGTGAAAAGTATTCATCCCCTCGTGGTGGCGAAGTTACCCTCACAGGTCATACGACAGATTATTTTGTCGATGGTGTTCCTAAAAAAGAAAAAGAATACAAAGAAATTGTTAGTTCACTTGTCGATGAAAGCATCTTTAAGTTGATTACCAATCCGTTGTACTTCAACGAAACGTATTCATGGCAAAATCGTCGCAAATTACTTTTAGAAATGTGCGGTGATATCTCAGACGAAGATGTTATCGCCAGCCATGATGAATTAAAAGCTTTAACAGATATCTTATCTGGTCATAGCGTTGACGATCATCGAAAAGTGGTCGCATCTAAAAAGGCAGCTATTAATAAAGAATTGGATATGTTGCCAGTTCGTATAGATGAGGCCCTACGAGGTAAGCCTGAAGTTACTGCTAATTCGGAAGTGTTACGGATTAACATCGATACCTTAAATGCAGATATCGAAAAGTTAGAAAACGATAAGGCGTTATTGCAGAATGGACACTCTCTCGTTGATAAACGTGCTGAATTAAAAAATGTACAACGTAAGATTATGGCTCGTGAAACAGAACTGCAGATGGAATATAAAAAACAATGTTCCCTGAAGTCTAATGAATATGATGCTGTTGTATCTGAAATAAATTGCCTGACAGCTAAACTCGAGGATACAAAGCGACGTATAGATGACTCAGCAGCGACCATCAATCTTATTCAAGGTCTAATTGGAGAATTAACTATTCAACGAAGTCAGATTAATGCAGAAACATTTGTTGCAGACGTTAACGACCATTGCCCAACATGTGGACAAAAACTTCCTGCAGAGCAAATTCAAGATGCTTATACGAAAGCAGAAGCGAATTATAATCTCAAGAAGTCTAAGCGATTAGAAGAGATTGAACACTCTATCAACCTAAAGGAACAGGATATTGAAGGTATCAAAAAACGAGATTCTAGTTTAGAGTCTGTGGAAACAATAGAAGCTCTTATTAAAGCAAAAGAACTCTTAAAGGAAACCATAGCCGAAGAAATTGGAATGTTAACTGCACCGGCGCTTAATGATGACTCCGAATATGCTGATTTAAAAGCAGAAGAGCTCATGCTGCAAATGGCGATTGATGAAGATAACTCGGATCACTCGGAAGAAATTGCTGAACTCGAGATTAAAATATCAGACAACAAAACCGAACGTATGAAGTTAGAACAAGAGCTCAATAAGTTTGCTGAAATTAAGCGCATTGAACTCCGTGTGTCAGAACTCGAGGCAAAACAGGCTGAATTATCCGAAGAAAAAATGAAACTCGATGAGGCATCATATCTTATGGATGAGTTCGTAAAAGCCAAAGTTAACATGTTAGAAGAAAGCATTAATGCAAGGTTTAAACTAGCTCGTTTCAAAATGTTCAACGTTATGTTGAATGGCAACGTTGAAGAATGTTGCGAAACCACCTATAAAGGGGTGCCATACCGCAGCATGAACAATGCTGCCAGAATCAATGTAGGGCTAGATATCATTAACGCACTAACAACGTATTACAAAGTAAACGCTCCGGTGTTTATCGATAATGCGGAGGCGGTAACAGACTTTATTCCTGTTAATAGTCAAACAATTAAATTGATCGTTGATGAGTCAGCGCCACAATTAACTATAGAGGGGGTTTAATTATGAACGATTTAAAGATTTTTAAAAATAATACATTCGGCCAAGTTCGAGTAGTAGAACAGGATAACGAGCTATGGTTTGTAGTAAAAGACGTTTGTGATTGTTTAGGTCTTACCGATACATCTAGGTCAGTTGGAAGGTTAGATGATGATGAAAAGGGTACGAGTTCAATTCGTACCCCTGGAGGAAGCCAAAATTTATTAACTGTAAATGAATATGGCCTATATAATCTAGTTCTTTCCAGCCGTAAAGCTGAAGCGAAAGAATTTAAACGTTGGATTACGCATGATGTAATTCCTGCTATTAGAAAAACCGGTTCTTATTCTATGGCAATTCCACAGACATTGCCTGAAGCTCTAAGAGCCTACGCTAATGAGGTGGAATCGCACAATGCCACCAAAGCTATCGTCGCTCAACAAGAGCAGCAGATAGCAGAATTTAAACCGGTTAAGGATTACGTGGATAAAATCCTCTCAAGCAAATCTTGCTTAACAATCACACAAATTGCCGCTGACTACGGCATGAGCGCTCAAGAGCTAAATAAAATCTTGCATGAAGCAGGACTACAACGCAAGGTTGGTGATCAATGGATTCTCTACAAGCAGCATATGTCTAAAGGGTTTACTAAATCCGAAACCTTTACATTTTGCAGAAGCGATGGTCGCTTAGACTCTAAAATCACAACTAAATGGACTCAAAAGGGCCGTTTAGAAATTCATAATATTTTATCTAAATTAGATATCCACGCTGTATGCGAAAACGTGGCATAGGAGGTACATAATGGGTGAAGTAACAAAAGCACAAACTCAAACACCATCACTTAAAACTATGGTGTCTAGTGAGTCGGTAAAGAAACGTTTTAATGAAATCTTGGGTAAAAAATCAGCGGCCTTTGTGTCTAGCTTGATTTCTGTATCTAACAATAATGAACTTTTATCTAAAGCTGACCCTACTACAGTTATTACTGCAGGTGTGATGGCAGCGACTTTAGATCTTCCAATTAATCAAAACTTGGGGTTTGCCTATATCGTTCCTTTTTACAACAGTAAAAAGGAAATTAATGAAGCTCAATTTCAAATGGGTTATAAGGGGTATATCCAGTTGGCCATGCGAACAGGTCAATATAAGACCATTAATGCTAGTGAAATATATGAGGGCGAAATTAAACACCATAACAAACTTACTGGCGAGTTCGAATTAGGCGAGCGAACTGGTGATAATGTAGTTGGCTACATCGCTTATTTCAAACTCATTAATGGCTTTGAAAAGTATTTATATATGTCTAAAGAAGACGCTGAAGCACACGCTATAAAGTATTCCCAAACATACAAAAGGGGCTTTGGTCTTTGGAAAACAGATTTTGATGCCATGGCCATCAAAACCGTACTCAAACGTTTGTTAAGTAAATATGGCATTCTATCTGTTGAAATGCAGAGCATGGCTAATGCAATTTCTGTCGATGGAGCTGTCATTCGTGATAACAATGGTGAACTTACCCCTGATTTTGAAGGTGAAACTATCGATGTTCAATCTGATGTAGCAGAAACTATCGCTAATAATGCAAATTCTGAAGCCATTGACATCGATGCTAGCTCTACCAGTGAATTCGTTAATCCGGAAACTGGCAAAGCAGTCAATATGTTTGGTGATTAATTGTGATTAGTATTCAAGCATTCGGTAGTAGCTCGAAAGGGAACTGCTACCGAATAAAAACCTCAACAAATGGCGATGAACTATTGCTTGATGCAGGGTTATCCTTCAAAGAAATTCAACGGTATTGTCGATTTAATTTTTTACATCTATGCGGTACGTTGCTCACGCATCAACACGGAGACCATAGCAAGGCTGTAAATGATCTATTAAAGCTAGGACATCGTGTATATATGCTAAAAGACACTGCGGATGCATTATATGTAGCAGGGCATCACAAAGCTATCTATATTACGCCTAAAGTTCAATTTACGATAGGTAATTTTAGCATTCTACCTTTTGAATTAGAACACGACGTTCCTAATGTTGGATTCTTGATTTCTGACGGTGAAGAAAAAATCTTATATATTACCGATACCTATTATTGTCGGTATACGTTCAAAGATGTTGATCACATCATGGTTGAATGTAATCATTCCTATGAAATTCTAAATAAGCATGTAGAAGCCGGTTACCTGGATGAAAAACGAATGGAGCGGTTAATTCAATCTCATTTTTCACTAGAAAATGTTATTAAATTCCTCAAATCTATGGACCTAGCTAAGTGTCAAGACATACGGCTACTACATTTATCTGACAGCAACTCAGATGCAGAAACATTCAAACGAGCTGTTCAAGCTGCCACTGGTAAATTAGTAATCGTAGAACAAGAAAGGAGCCCCTTATGATTATTAAATCAATAGCAATCACAGATAACGATATCAGCATTGCCTATCAGAAACCATCTGCAACAGGTCTTACGGATGTATTCACTCTAAAATCTAAAGATGATCCACGTCCTGAACTTCTGCAAGCATTTAGTAAACTGCAGTCTATTGTGAAGAAGAACTTCGAATTTCTGGAAGAATTTAAAATTCCATTTTTGGTAAACACATTCAAATTTAAGTATAGCGATATTGAAGACCTTATTAGCCATGTTGGTGTCGAAGGTATCGTGTCTGATATGAACACTCCTAACGAATTTAAATTTAAAACGGGCTGGTTAAATGTTGAATATGCAGACTCTACATTCGCTATCTCGGTTCAAGACTTAATCGATGAATGCGTAAGGTTTATTATGGGACGTCGAGCCCAGGATAGTTTATTTAACGATAGTGAAGAGTGATAGAAATGGCGAAAAACCAATCCTACTATTTTAGTCATGACATCAATGCGAGCAATGATCCTAAAATTGCTGCTATGATTTCAGAATTAGGAATGATTTCATATGCCTGGTGGTGGATATTGATTGAAAAATTAGCCGCAGCAGATGACTATAAATTGCCACTAAAAAAATATACATTCGTCGCTTTGGATAATGAGTTAAGGATGAATAATGAACAAATTTTAACAAGTGT